TAATAGTACACAAAATACCAATATTACTAGCATAAACACTTTAGCTGGTTCTGCTTTTAATTCAGCTAATGCTGGAGTAACATTAGCAACCGCAGCATATGGTAAAGCAAATGCTGAAGGTACCATAAACAGTACCCAAAACACTTGGATTACTAATACCAACACATTTGCACAAGCAGCCTTCGATAAAGCAAATACAGGTGGTGGAGGAAGTCAGACAAGTGGAATACAAACAAACGCTAGTTACTTCCCAGTTTTTGTTGATGCAAACAACGCAACGGCTACATCCGAAACCTTAAATACTCACGGAAGTTTAAGTTATAATCCATCTACCGGCGCTGTTTCTGCTACATCTTTTACTGGTGCAGGAACTGGATTAACTGGTACAGCCAGCGGGTTAACCGCCGGAAACGCTACATCCATCAGTAGTGCTGTGGGTGGCACATACACATGGACTGGCACAAACTATTTCCAATCAAATCAAAACACTGCATCTGGCATAAATTCCGCACCACTACAAGCATATTCATCAAGCGGTGGTGCAATTATGGCGTTCCACCGTGGTGGAGTTTTTGCCATCAATATGGGACTTGATTCGGATAATATATTTCGTCTTGGTGGTTGGTCAGCAGGTGCGAACAGACTACAGATGGACATGTCTGGTAACCTTACCATGGCAGGCACCATTACCGCAAACTCAGATGAACGTTATAAGATAAATTGGCGTTCTCTAACTCCAAAATTTGTAGAAAAATTATCTCTTGTTAAAAGTGGTGTTTATGATAGAACTGATGAAGAAATAACTCAAGCCGGTGTGTCTGCACAATCGTTACAAGAGGTTCTTCCTGAAGCAGTATTAGAAGATAAAGAAGGTAGACTGTCCGTAGCATATGGTAATGCTGCACTAGTGGCATGTGTTGAACTTGCTAAAGAAGTGATGAGTTTAAGAGCAGAAATTGAAAAATTAAAGTCAAAAGGAGTTTAATATGGAACAAAAAGTGAATCTTGAATTGAACATACAACCACCTCTTGTTAATAATAAATAAGTTCCAAATATAAATAATGAATAACCAGAAAAACAAAAAAATCAAATGACTTCAAATTTTCGAAAAGATGACCCAATATTAGGAACAGTTGATTTGGATGACGCATATCTGACAGACGCTAGTTTGTTGGATTATTTCGTTGGTAATAGAATTTTTACCGCAGGTGATGGTACTTCTGGTACAAATGGTCAAAGTAATACACTTTCTAGATCCTCACCAATACAAGTCGGATCATTGACTACTTGGAAACAAGTGGTGAGCGGATTTGGTCATAGCCATGCAACTAAAACCGATGGTACCTTATGGGCATGGGGATTGAATACAAATGGTAGATTAGGCCTAGGTAATACTGTTGATAGATCATCACCAGTACAAGTTGGATTATTAACCAATTGGAAAAGTATTGGGGTCCGAAGAGGTGCAGGAAATTGTGGTGCTATAAAAACCGATGGTACGTTATGGATGTGGGGTCTTGGTACTTCTGGTCAATTAGGTCTAGGTAATGCAACTTCTAGGTCTTCACCAGTACAAGTTGGATCATTAACCGACTGGAAACAATTGGCTGTAGGTACTGCCCAAACACTTTGTGTTAAAACTGGTGGCACCTTATGGGCATGGGGAAGTGGTAGTAACGGTGCATTGGGTCTAGGTGATATAATTGCTAGATCCTCACCAGTTCAAGTTGGATCATTGACCAATTGGAAACAGCCGTTTATCGAGAATGGAAGTGCATATTGTATTAAAACCGATGGTACATTATGGGCATGGGGAGATAATTTCTTATACGGTCAATTGGGTCTAGGTGATGAAGTCAATAGATCCTCACCAGTACAAGTTGGAACATTAACCAACTGGAAACAAGTGAGTGGTGATGGTGCCACAGTTGCCTGCATTAAAACAGATGGTACGTTATGGACATGGGGATTGAATGGAAATGGTCAATTGGGTCAAGGTGATACAATTCGTAGATCCTCACCAGTACAGGTTGGATCATTGACGAATTGGAAACAGGTGGTGTCTGGAGATAGATGTTTTATGTGTGTTAAAACCGATGGTACATTATGGGCATGGGGATTGAATACAAGTGGTAGATTAGGTTTTGGTGATACACTTTCTAGATCCTCACCAGTACAGGTTGGATCATTGACGAATTGGAAACAGGTGGGCGGTACTCTTGCTGCAATCACATTTGCAGATTTTAGTTAATAGTAAAGGATAAAAATGTATTATATACTCGTTCAAAATAGACAAACAGTTCTTCTTGGACCAATAAATTGGCGTCAAAGATTTATTCAAACTGAAATAAATGAGTTAATTGATTCGGGTGAAATAACCGAAGATTATAAAGTACCTGCAACTGAACAAGGATATATCAAAATCAATGATGAGTTTGAGATATTTCCTGCTTCTTTAGAAAGTATAGGGTATGATCCTATACATGAACAACTTGCAGGACCATTTTGGACATTTGAAGATAATTCTGCAATAGGAAGTTATACTGTTGTTCCTCTTGATATTAATATTGCTAAAAGTAATTTAAAACAAATTACTGCGGCTGAAAGATACCGTAAACAAAATTCGGGCACTACAGTTACAATATCAGACAATACTTTTTTTGTTAACACAGATAAAGAAACAATTAATTCATTATTGTCTCTTGCAGAAACAACTGGAACAGATGTAATAAACTACAAGTCACCAAATGGATTTATTCCAATGACTGGTGCAGATATTAGAAGTGTTGTGGATCAAATTCATCAGCATATTCAAACACACTTCGATTGGGAAAAAACAATCCATGAAACAATTGATGATGCAAATGATGTTTCTCAATTGAAAGCAATTACGATTGTTGAACCTGTTGCAACACCTGGAGAGTAATTGTGCCTAACGATTATAACCAATATCAACCATATACTGGTTTTTTTACAAGAGATTCCAACACAGGAAATAACCAAGATATTGGCCAAAGGTATATATCTAAATCGTATCTGCTTGATGTTTATCCGAACATTGCTTCTCAATTGGGATCAAGAATAAGTCCTGGATTATGGTCATGGGGAGGTAATGAGCATGGTCAATTGGGTCTAGGTAATACAGTCGATAGGTCATCACCACTACAAGTTGGAGCATTAACCAATTGGAAACAAGTGGACGCTGGTAGTAGAAGTCCCCTTTTCAATATTAATGCTTCAGGTGGTGTCAAAAGTGATGGTACCTTATGGACATGGGGATATAATAATCAAGGTCAATTGGGTCTAGGTAATACACTTCGTAGATCATCACCAGTTCAAGTTGGATCACTGACGAATTGGAGACAAGTGTCTAGTGCTGGTGATGCTATGCTTAGTGTCAAAGTAGATGGTACATTGTGGGCATGGGGCACGAACGGCTCAGGTAAACTGGGTCTAGGTAATACAACTACTAGGTCATCACCAGTACAAGTTGGAACATTAACCAACTGGAAACAAGTATCTATTAATTCTGATATAACAGCTTGTATCAAAACAGATGGTACTTTATGGACATGGGGATCAAACGGTTCAGGTCAATTAGGTCAAAGTAATACAATTTCTAGATCCTCACCAGTACAAGTTGGATCACTGACGAATTGGAAACAGGTGTCTTGTGGACAAAACCATATGCTTTGTGTTAAAACGGATAACACCTTATGGGCATGGGGTGTTAATTCTACTGGCCAATTAGGTCTAGGTGATACAGTCGATAGATCATCACCAGTACAAGTTGGAACATTAACCAATTGGAAACAAGCGTCTGGTGGTACACAAGAGTGCTCATGTGTTAAAACAGATGGTACGTTATGGACATGGGGAAGAAATCAATTAGGCCAATTAGGTCTAGGTGATACAGTCGATAGATCATCACCAGTTCAAGTTGGAACATTAACCAATTGGAAAAAAGTTGCTTTTTCAATTGGTTATTATTCAGGAACTTGTATTAAAACAGATGGTACTTTATGGGTATGGGGAAGTAATTCTACTGGTGAATTAGGTCTAGGTGATACAGTCGATAGATCATCACCAGTACAAGTTGGAACATTGACCTATTGGAAACAGGTGTCTGTAGGTAGCGACTTTATGTTATCTATATTGGACTATTCTTATTAAATTTTTATACTATGAAAAATATTATTTTGTGTTCTTCTTTTTACAATGACATTGAGAGTTTATCAAAAATTGTTTCTGAACTACAGTTTATAGAAAATGTTTATGGTAAAGAAATAGAAGATTTTAATTATATTCCAGATCAACTGGAAGAAATGATATCATCAGTATTAGAAGGTGATATTGAAATACAACCAGACACAGGAACATTTAGAAAACCAAATTCAACTGTACACTTTGATAATTTTTATGAACATGCTTTATGGACCTGCATAGTTGCTTTAGAAGATACTGTGTTAAATGTTCATCAACACAAAGATGGATATCAATCTTATTTTGATATTCCAAAAGATGATCCTGATTTCTTTCTTCATAACTGCATGACACAAGAAAAATGGGATACAATAGCGTCTATAAATATAAAGAAAAATGATTATGTTTTTATTAGACCTTGGTTATGGAAATCATTGCAAGAGGATAAAATTGTACAGATGTTTTTAATAAACGCAAAAATAAAAGAAAATAACAATGTCAGGATTTAGATACGCCATAACTAACTCTAATGGATCATTCTCATCTACTTTTGTAGATACTGATGATGTGTTTGTTCCATATGATATGTTTTTAAATGCGAATTTACAAACATGGGGAGACGGTCAACAAGGAGGATTAGGTACAGGTGATACAGTCAATAGGTCCACACCAGTACAAGTTGGAACACTGACCAACTGGAAACAAGTAACGATGAGACTGTATAATTGTGCTGCTTTAAAAACTGATGGCACATTATGGACGTGGGGACAAAACTCTACAAATGGTCCGGGTCAATTGGGTCTAGGTGATACAGTCAATAGATCCTCACCAGTACAAGTTGGAACATTGACCGATTGGAAACAATTAGCTGATGGTAATGCCTCTGACAGACATGCGTGTATTAAAACCGATGGTACATTATGGGTGTGGGGTGGTGATCAACAAGGAGGATTAGGTCTAGGTGATACGCTTGCTAGATCCTCACCAACACAAGTTGGATCATTGACCAATTGGAAACAAATATCTATGGGATCAGCTAGTGTTTGTGTTAAAACAGATGGTACCTTATGGACATGGGGATTCAATAGTAATGGTGAATTAGGATTGGGATATACAAGCCCATTACGACAGTCATCACCAATACAAGTTGGATCAATGACTGATTGGAAGTCTCCAAGTGCTGGTGGAGGACACACGGCATGTATTAAAACCGACGGTACCTTATGGATATGGGGAAATAATTCTAACGGTGAATTAGGTCTAGGTGATACGATTCGTAGATCATCACCAGTACAAGTTGGATCATTGACGAATTGGAAACAGGTAAGTTGTGGAGGAGATCATACAGCATGTATTAAAACCGACGGTACCTTGTGGACATGGGGTAGTAATAAGTCGGCAGGCGTAACCGTATACGGTCAATTAGGTCTTGGGGATGTTATCAGTAGATCATCACCAGTACAAGTTGGATCATTGACTGATTGGAAACAAGTAAATTGTGGTAATTTTAATACAGCATGTATTAAAACTGATGGTACCTTATGGACATGGGGAGATAATGTTTTTGCTGGCTCTGGAGGTGGTATGTTAGGTTTAGGAGATTCAATTCGTAGATCCTCACCAGTACAAGTTGGATCATTCACCTATTGGAAACAGGTGAGTACGTCTTCTTATAACATGGCTGCTATAGTATCCGACGATTTGCCTATATAATTTGACTTAAATATTTTTTTATGATATAATGTTATACTATGAAACCAGAAAACAATTTATTGTGGGATGATATCAGTGCTGGCCTTCCCAAAACTCCTTCACCAGCAAAAACACTTCCATTACCGGAAATACTCAAAGTAATTCAATACTATCTCATCGATGGTGTTGAACAATATGACCTTGCAATTGATTTATTAGATTCAATAAAACACCTAAGAAATGACGTTGACTTTCTAAACTGGAAAGCAATGGTTGAATATGATGCCAAAAAGTATATTAGGTCATATGAAACTTCCAAAGAAATTCTCAAGTATATAAAAAACGAAAGCACTCTATTTAATGCTGGTAGAGCAGCATATAAAGCAAATAGATTGGATGATTCTGAGTTATTCCTAAAACAATCATTACAAATAAATCCTAAAGATAGTTCAACAATTTTAGATTATGCCGTAACTGTCTGTACAATGGGCGATTTCGAAAAAGCATTTGAAATAATAAATTCAATCGACATTAAAGAGCTTGATGATAGACACAGTAAAATAGTTGAGTTCAATAAAGGCTGGCATTATATTCGTAAAGGTGATTTTAAAAAAGGAATCAGTTTACTCCATATAGGTAGAGAAATTAATATATGGGGATCTCATGCACAAAAGTATAAAAAACCAAAGTGGAATGGTAGTACCCAAAAAGGCAAAACAATATTAATTGTTGGTGAAGGTGGTATTGGTGATGAGGTAATCAACGCTAGATTTGGACAGATAATTAATGACCGTGGTATGAAGGCTATTATGTCAACGGTGCATAACAATACCAGTATATTATCTAGTGTTGACTGTTTAGAAAAAGTAATCGACAATAAAGATATATCTTCCACTGATTGGGATTATTGGGTTCCTTGTATGGATTTGCCTTATATTCTAAAGATAGATAGTAGTGATGTGCCTAAACAAAGCTATTTGAAAGCAAATCAAACATATATTGAAAAATGGAAATATAAAACTAACACTAACAAGAAACTTAAAGTTGGTATTAGATGGATGGGTAATCCAAGATATGAACTAGAACTTGCTAGAACAATTCCAGTTGAGTTATTCGAAAAGTTCAATGAATATGATTTGCAAATGTTCTCTTTTCAAAAAGATGATGGCATAAAAGATATGCAGACACCGAAAGGTGTGATTGATTTGGCATCTGAATTTGAATCTTGGGATGACACAATGGGTGCTATGTCAAACATGGATTTAATTATCACCTCATGTACAAGTGTTGCTCATGTGGCCGGTGCTCTTGGTATTCCTACATGGGTAATTGTACCGTTACTCCCATACTATACATGGGCTGATATGAAAAAAGAGTCTTATTGGTATGAGAGTGTTTCGTTGTATAGACAGAAGGTATGGAAAGATTGGTCTGATCCTTTCGTTGAAGTTGATTGTGATCTTGTTAAACTATTGGAGAAAAAATGAGTAAACTAAATTTAGGATGTGGTTATAATCAAAAACAAGGATGGATTAACGTTGATTCTGATCCAGAATGTAAACCAAATTTGTGTTTTGATATAACAAAACCCAATTGGCCAATCGAAAGTTCAACTGTTGATGAAGTTGTAGCTGAACATATACTTGAACATCTAGAAGGTACTGAAGGTTATCTCACATTCTGGAAAGAACTCTACCGTGTATGTTCTCATGGCGCTATAATTAATATAGAAGTACCACATTGGGAACATGATACTTTTCATCATGACCCTACTCATGTGAGAAAGGTAACTCCTGTTGGTGTTGCCATGTTTGATCAGGAGAGAAACCAACAAGACTTAATCAACAATGGTAGAGAAACTAAACTTGGATTTATGTGCCATGTTGACTTTGAAATGCAAGCAGTGAGGTATGGATTTGATGATTTGAATGGTAAACCAATGGTTTGTTATTACTATACAAAAGCAATTAAACCAGCAAGGTACAAACAATGAAAGTAGCGATTGCGACAAGGCCATGTGATTCTAAGTTTAACATGTGGAATTCAACTCGTATAGTAGATGCAGATAAACCAAAGATTGTGTGGACTTGTTTTCATAGTCTTGTAAAATCAATCAAAGCAAGTAAATATGATATAACACTCAGCATACATGATGATCATTCTTCACAAGAAACTCTAACAAAATTTTCTGAAATCTGTGAAAAGTATAACGTAAAGTATGAATTGTATCAATGTGAAAGTTTAGGAAATTTTAGTTCACAATATGAATGGGTGAAGAAACAAGATGCAGATTATTACTATTGTGTAGAAGATGATTACTTACACAGAGAATCTGCCATTGATGAAATGGTAGATATGTGTGAACACATGCGAGATTTTTTTCCAGGTGACTATGCTGTTTATCCTTTCAATAGTCCACATAGATATCATTCTTTTGACATGTTGTATCCTTCTTATGTTCTAAAAGGTAAAACTCAATACTGGAGATCATCGTTTCATAGTACACATACTTTCTTTATAAGTAGAAAAGCATTTTTGGAATACGACGAAATCATGAAATTTCAGGCATACAATTGGCCTAAACCAGAATCTTTTGAGGACAAAACCATAAACAACATATGGCAAGAACAGAAAGTACGTTTACTCTGTCCTCTAACTTCTTTGGCTTTTCACTTAGCGGATGAGACACAGGAAGAAAATTTAATTGATTGGAAAAAACTGTGGAAAGATAATTTAGTATGACTCATAAAGTAGTATTTTTGGTTACATCTGCAATCAATGTTGACACAGGAGTTTTGGGTACCGAAGAACGTCTTTCGCAAATGATTGATACGGCCAAAAGTATACGAGAAAGAGTGTATGACTGTAAAATTATTTTAATTGATGGTGGAATAAAACCACTAACTGTATCGCATCGTCAAAATTTACTTGAAATTTATGATGATATACTAGATTTAAGTTATCATCCTCAAATTTTGACCATGCATCGACTTGCAAATGAAAAAGAAGATCATAGAGTAAGGTCTTTTATTGTAAAGGGGCCTTGTGAAACTTTTCTTTTAAGTTATGCTCTTGAACTTTTACCTAAAGACGAAGAATGTCGATACTTTAAAATAAGTGGAAGATATAAATTATCTGATTCTTTTGATCTAGATACTCATCTAGTTCAATCAAAATATGTATTTAAGAAAAAAGATTCTGGTGTATTATTTGAAGGCAGTGATGTAAACTATCTATACACAGAATATCAATATAAAACTAGATTATATAGTTTTTGTGGAACTATATTTGATCAAGTAAAAAACCACTACAATCAAATATTTGAACACATAATTTCATGTTATTCTCAAAATTCTTTTATTGATTTGGAACATGCCACATATAAGATTATTGGTGAAAGTTTAGTTCATGGGGTACAGTCTGTAGGATGTGTAGGCATACAGGCAGATAATGGAGCTATTATAGATGAGTGATTTTCATGTTCATTATGCATTTCAGACATGTGATGTGAGTTCTTTTCAGGGACAAAAAAGATTTGCTAGTGACAACAGAACAGAAATATCCAAAAAAAGTATTAAGTCTTTTTTGTCATCAGTTAAGTATTGTTCCAAACAATATCCAGAATCTCTACACCATATTGCGATAATTGATGATCAATGTACTGCTGAATTAAAAGAATTCTTAGATGCATGTTCTCAACAATTTACATCGGATAATATAAAAATAGACATTATAAGATACGATGAACCACTTGGTATAAGAAAAAGCATAGAGAATTGTTATCATTGGTTACAAAACAATGGTAAAAATTTAGTCTATCAAATACAAGACGATTACCTATTTTCTGAAAAAGCAGTATGTGATATGGTAGACGCATATTTTCAAATCAAAATAGAAACTAACAGTGAATCCATAATAAGTCCATATAATGATTCTTATAATTGGTTAACAACATATCGAAACAAGGTAACACCAAGAGCGGTTATTGTGGGTAAAAATGGATATTGGATACAATATTATGACATGAGTTGTTCGTTTATGACTTCACATAATCAATTTGGTAAACATTGGGATTTATACAATACGTTTTTTAGATTAGTGGACGAAAAAGATGAAGGATTAGAATCCAAATCTTTAAACCATATTTTGACTAAAAGAAAGGTTTTGGGTCTTGTGCCAATCAATTCTTTAGCATTTCACTTGCAAACTGAAATAGAAAAAGACCCACATATTGATTATAGGCCATTATGGAATAGCGTGGAAATATGAAAACAATGCCATATAAATAGTTAGACATTATCCATTATGAGACTAAAATGGCACAAGTAACCAACAGACAAGATTTCAAAGATTACTGCTTACGCCGACTAGGATTTCCCGTTATTGACATCAACATAGACGATGAGCAGGTAGAAGACAGAATTGATGATGCCCTACAATACTGGCAAGATTATCATTTCGATGGCCTACAGAAAGTCTACTATATTAAAGCAGTAACGCAGCAAGACATAAATCAGCGGTACATCGACATGAGTCCATCAGTCACAAAAGATGCTGCAAATAACTCATTAAATATCGTTGGTGTAACTCGTATATTTCCTATTCAAGATTCTCAAGCTACTGTCAATATGTTTGACTTGAGATATCAGTTGCGCTTGAATGAACTCTACGACTTTACTTCAGCATCGTATATCAACTATACAATGACGATGCAGCACTTACGTTCTCTGGAAATATTGTTTACTGGAGAAGTACCTATTCGTTTCCAAAGACACATGCACAAATTGTTTATTGATTGGGCATGGGGATACTCAGAAGCACCAGTTGGCACTATAGTTGTTGCAGAGTGTTATGCACTAATTAATCCAGATGTTTATAGTGCTGTATGGGATGATCGTTGGCTTAAAAGATATGCAACGGCACTTATGAAACGCAATTGGGGAGATAATCTTAAAAAATTCCAAGGTGTTCAGTTGTTAGGTGGGGTCACACTAAATGGTGACAAAATTTATGAAGATGCTATGGATGAAATCAAACAACTAGAGGAAGAGATGGAAACTAATTATGGTGCCCCATTAGAATGGTACATGAATTAATATGCCTGTTAGCCACTATTTCAATAACTACAACGCCAAATACACTGAACAACGTTTAGTGGAAGATTTGATTGTGGAATCCATTAAAATAATGGGTGTGGGTTGTTATTATATTCCCAACAACAATGATGCTGCTAGAGATATTTTGTTCGGTGAAGACCCTCTCAAGAAGTTCACAGCAGCATATCCAATTGAGCTATACCCAAGTAATGTTATGGATTATAAAGGAGACAAGGATTTCTTTAGTAAATTTGGATTGGAAATTAAAAACCATATGACTGTGGTAATTTCCAAAAGAAGTTTTTCGCAGAGAGTTCCTGTTGATCCAAAATATGATAGACCAAGAGATGGCGATTTAATTTATATACCACCGCTCAATGGTGTTGGTGAATTATATGAGATTAAGTTTGTTAATCAAGACATGGACATGGCAATGCTTGGTCGTAGAGTTCCATATTTTTACGAACTTGAATTAGAGAAATTCAAGTATTCACATGAAACTATCGACACTGGTATACCAGATATTGATATTGTGCAACAACAAGATGCATATGCACAAAGATTTACATTGTCTGGCGTATCTGGCACATTTGCAATAGGAGAAACAATATTTGTTAGTCCAAACAATACACTAGTAAATGCAGAAGCAACAGGTATTATTGCTAACTATAATTCAGTTACAGCTAATGTTGATATTAACACAATTGTTGGAACATTTGCGGTAGGAGATTTAGCGAGAGGTGCTACATCCAATGCTACAGCAACTCTTACATCAACTAACATATATGAACACTCTGAGTTTTATGCAGACTATGATAACAAAGTAATCAATACGGAAGGTCTTGCAATTATTGACTTTTCAGAAAATAACCCATTTGGTAGTATATAATGTCAGCAACATATCACAGAATTATTCGTAAACTTGTAGTTGGTTTTGGTAGTTTATTTGATAATATTACTTTAACTCGCTACAAAGCAGACGGCACCGAAGATAGAAAAATCAAGGTGCCTATTATCTATTCTCCAAAAGAAAAATATGTTGCTCGACTGTTAGGTGATCCTGAATTAAATAAAAAAGTTCAAATTACATTACCTAGAATGTCTTTCGACTTGACTAGTATTAATTATGATCCAAGTAGAAAGCAAATTACAAATGCGAAAGTTTCTGCTGCATCAGCAAATCCTGGTGTAAAAACATCCATATACAATCCGGTTCCTTATAATTTTGATTTTTCACTGTTCATCTATGTTAGAAACATAGAAGATGGAACACAAATCATTGAGCATATTCTTCCATTTTTTACGCCAGAATATACAATCAAATTAAATTTAGTGCCAACTTTAGGAATAGTAAAAGAGATTCCCGTCACGTTAAATTCTGTAGATTATAATATTGAGTATGAAGGATTGCAAGATTCTGATGTAAGAGTTGTCATATGGACTTTAAATTTTACTGCAAAAGGATTTATATATGGTGCTATCTCAGAACAAAAGGTTATAAAGAACGCATTTACAAACATTATAGACATAAACACTTATGAAAAAAATGGATCAGTGACCTTCAATACTGATCCTGTTGGTTTTGGAAAATACAAGATAGGAGAAACCGTTTACCAAGGATATTCGTTAGATACCGCAACTGCTACAGGTACAATGGTTTACTATAGCAACACGACAAATAAAATAACGATTTCTGGTGTTGATGGTAATTTTAGAACTAATACAGACATTATTGGTATAGATTCTTTTGCTCAATATAAATTACTTTCTCCAGACACAGCAAATTCAAATGCCAAACTAGTAATAATCAATTCATATGTTAATCCTGCAAATGCTACAATAAATTCCACATATAGTATAGTAACCACAATTACGGAATTAAAACCATGACGAAATTTGAAAAAAATATGAGTGAAATCTTTGAGATAGAAACAGTGGAAGAAACTCAATCGACAGCTATTGTAGTAAAAGAAGAAAAACCCGTAGATAAAATTGAAATTAAACTAGAAGATGATCTAGAAAAAGACTATGATAAAGTTCGTCAGAACTATGAAGAAATTATCAATAAAGGAGTTGATGCTATTGATTCTATTCTTGAGATAGCTAGAGAATCTGAACATCCAAGAGCATTTGAGGTTGCTGCAACAATGATTAAAAATGTAGCAGACGCCAATGAAAAGTTAATCATGTTACAAAAACAAATGCGTGAAATACAAAGAGCTTCAGGAAAAGAACCTCAAACAGGCACCAAAATAGACAAAGCCATATTTGTTGGTAGCACAGCAGACTTAAACAAAATGTTAAAAGGTAAGGCATGAAATACTTCAAACATTTAAGAGAAGAACAGCAAGAAAGAAAAGATCCAAAATCAAAAACACTCCATGCATTTGACATGGATGAAGTATTATTTCACCACGATCACTCTAAACTTAAAGTTCATGTTAAAAATGAGCATGGTAAAAGAGTTCATTCTTTAACTAATACAGAATATAATGACCATAAATTAAAACATGGTCATAGTTATGACTATAGTGAATTTAAATCACACAAAGTATTTAAAAAATCTGCTCATCCTATTCATAAAATGATTAATAAATTGAAGGCGATACATAAGAATAACAAGAATGTTGAGATTGTAACTGCAAGATCAGATATGGATGACAAACATGGTTTTATGAAAACCCTCAAGCATCATGGTATTGATCCTCATCATATTCATGTTCGTCGTGCTGGTAATGTGGGTGCTGCATCACCAGCAGAAGCAAAACATAAAGTCATTGGTGATCTAGTTAAAAAACATGGCTACAAAAAAGTACACTTATATGATGATTCACATGCCAACTTGAATCATTTTAAGAAACTGAAAGACAAACATCCAGATGTTGAGTTTCATGCTCATCATGTTGCACATGATCCAGAAACAGGACATGTAAAGATAACTACAACTAAGGCATAAAATGAAATTCAAAGAATTCATTAAAGAATCAGCCGAAGAACATACATCAGAGTGGATGTCTAGTCATGAATTGGCAAAACATATTCCAAAGACAGCACATAAACAGATTCATGGAAGTAAAGAACATAGAATATTAATGAATCATGACCTTGCACATGGAGGTTCTGGACATCTGAAATATAGAATTAAAACAAAAACATATGATAAAACACATGAAATGAAGGATATTCAAGTAGCATCGGCAAAAAAAGATAAAGATGGATTTACACATCATGCGTCTTTTGCTTTGTATTCAAGAAGTGCTAAAGCATTTCGGCACGATAAAACTAACATGGAAAAGAAATTGACTGTACCATGGCATACACCTTCTGATGAAATTAAAGCAAGATATAACAAATAATGTCTATCAATAAAGATTCGTATCGTGATAATCCTCTGCTCAAAAGAGCCGGGGTAAAAATGGAGTACACACAAGAGCAGATAGAAGAATATATCAAATGCTCTAAAGATCCTATATACTTTGCTGAAAAATACATTCAAATCGTCAACGTTGATGAAGGTTTGATGCCATTCAGAATGTGGGACTTTCAACGTGATATGATTCGCACATATCATGAGAATCGTTTTTCTATTACCAAATGTCCTCGTCAGGTTGGTAAAACTACCACGACGGTTGCCTATCTACTTTGGCTTTCTATATTTCAAGACACACAGAACATTGCTGTTCTTGCCAACAAAGGACAACTAGCTAGAGATATTCTTTCCAAGTATCAGTTGGCATATGAAAACTTACCTATGTGGTTGCAACAAGGTGTTATCACATGGAACAAAGGTTCAGTTGAACTCGAAAATGGATCAAAAGTTATTGCTGCTGCTACTTCATCATCAGCAGTTCGTGGTGGATCTTTTAATGTAGTATTCTTAGATGAATTCGCATTCGTTCCTTCAAACATAGCACACGAATTCTTTAACTCAGTTTATCCTGTTATCTCGTCAGGTAAATCTACAAAGATTATTATTGTATCTACTCCAAACGGTATGAACTTGTTCTACAAGTTGTGGATGGATGCGAAAGATAAAAAGAACAATTACAAGACTTTTGAGATTCATTGGTCACAAGTTCCAGGTAGAGATGACGCATGGCGTGAAGAAACTATCCGCAATACTTCTGAACGTCAGTTCCAACAAGAATTTGAAACTGAATTCTTAGGTTCTACCAATACGCTCATCTCAGGATCTAAACTACAACAACTTGTTTATACTGAACCAGTAGAAAGAAAACGAATAGCCAAAGAAGAAATTCTTGATATCTATGAGCAGCCTATTGTAGGAGATGGAGAACTCACAAAAGATCATGTCTACGCCATATGTGTAGATGTAGCGGAAGGTAAAAATATGGACTTATCTGCTTTATCAGTAATTGATATATCAGAAACACCTTATCGACAGGTTGCTAAATATGCTAGTTCGTTCATCTCTCCTGTTTTATTTCCAACAATTATATACAATGTTGCCAAATATTACAACAATGCTTATGTTTTGATAGAGATTAATAATACTCCACAGATTGCAGAAATTTTACATGGTGAAATGGAGTATGAGAATGTATTAAAGGTTCAGACAGGAAACAAAAAAGCACAACAGATATCAGCAGGTTTTGGTAGAGGAGTTCAACTTGGCGTTAAGATGAGTACCCAAGTTAAACGAATTGGTTGTACCAACTTAAAAACACTCATAGAATCTGACAAGTTATTAGTAAAAGATTTTGATACCATCTCAGAGTTCACCTCATTTATTTCCGATGGAGTAACATGGAGAGCGGAAGAAGGTAAAACAGACGATATGGTCATGTCATTGGTAATGTTCGCATGGATGACAACCCAAAAGTATTTCAAAGATGTTGTTAACCATGACTTGAGAAAACAACTTCAGCTAGAAAAGCTGAGTCAAATAGACGAAGATTCATCTCCCGCTTCATTTGCTATGGATAATGGATTAGATATTCCGTTTATTGTTGAAGATGGAGATATATGGGTTACAGGAAATCAAGGTGAAGTTTATGCTGATTATTTTGAAAAAATAATGAGAAACTAACAAATTCTAAATATACAGTATAGTTTTCATATACCTGCCAATTTTATAATAAAATAAGGAGAAAAAAATGGCAATTCAGTTATCTCCAGGAGTAAACGTAACAGAGATTGACCAAACTGGGGTCGTTCCTTCGGTTTTTACTACTGCCGGTGCTTTCGTAGGTACCTTTAATTGGGGACCAGCACAACAAATCAATTTAGTCGATAACGCCGCAACACTAAAAAGAACTTTTGGTGCGCCAGATTCTAACGCAGCGATATCATTCTTCACCGCTTCTAACTTCCTATCTTACGGAAACAATTTATCAATTGTTCGTGCTATGGGAGTCGGAGCCACAAATGCTACCGCAAATGGTTCAGTACAAATTGCGAACGAAGATGTATTCCAAAGCGTATACCTAAATACTACGTCAAATAATCTGTATGGGCCTTTTGCCGCAAAATATTCTGGTGTATTAGGAAACACACTTAAAGTTTCTGTTTGTTCAAGTACGGCTGAATTTTCTACATGGGCATATAAAGGGTTATTTTCTTCAGCCCCAGGAACTTCTGAATATGCTGCATCAAAACTTGGTTCGAATGATGAAATGCATATTGTGGTTATAGATTCGATTGGTAAATTTGCATCAGCAAATTCTGTTCTAGAAGTATTTCCATTTGTATCAAAGGCGTCTGATGCCATTAAAGCAAATGACGGAACAACAAATTATTACAAACAAGTTTTATTCAATAGTTCTTCATATGTTTATGCAATAGATCCTGTAGATTATGCGAACACAAACAGCACATGGGGAGATCCAGCGTCAAATACAAATTTTGCTCAAGCAAGTAACTACACAGTTACATTAGCTGGTGGCCAAGATGACGTACCTAGCACAGCAAATTTACAATCCTCTTGGGATCTATTTGCAAACAAAGAAGATATTGATGTATCTTTATTGATTACAGGAGATGCTGGAGGAGACGCATCAGCAAATACAATACAAAACTATGTAATCGGTATTGCTGAGACTCGTAGAGACTGTGTTGCTTTTATTTCTCCTAGAAGCACAGATGTTGTTAATAAAACTAACAGTTCAACAGTTGCAACCAATATTCAAAATTGGATTAATTCTATTGGAATCACTTCAAGTTATGCTGTAGCTGATTCTGGATGGAAATACCAATTTGATCAATATGGCAACACATATCGTTGGATTCCTTTGAATGGTGATATTGCTGGATTATGTGCATTCACGGACGCCGTAAGAGATCCTTGGTTCTCTCCAGCTGGATTTAACAGAGGATTGATTAAAAATGCTATCAAACTAGCATGGAGTCCATCACAAACATATAGAGATTCCTTATACTCAATTGGTGTTAACCCTGTAGTTTC